GTTGAATTTTATAACACATCTTGTAGTGCGCATCAGCGCGCAAGGAAAATCAGGCGAAACTACGGTCAAGCCTGAAAGCTTAGTGTACTCACGTGATAGTAGGAACTACTATGTAGTCGATGGATCTGAAGATTTCACAGTTTTCGCCAATAGAAGGCGCAATGAACGTGAAGACGATGAAGACGACTACAACCGTGCACCTGATGAGGGTGATCATTGGAAACCCCAAAAGAGTTCGAGAAATCGTTCTCAGGGTTCGACTCAAGTCGTCAGTTTGAAATCTCAAGCTGCCAGGGACCTCGAAAACGTCATGAAAATGGCGCAAAGTAAAGACCCAACTTGGGCCGATTGTTATGATCCTTCTGAAGATGCGGATTTCGATTCGGATCTTACTGATGATGAGTATACTTATTATCAAGAATCAAAACCCATTGATACAGCAAACTTTAAGTTGCCACCAATCTCACCAGAACCCAAGACGGGAAACGATACACGGGCGTCAGTGACGCCCATCTCGATCCCAGCGCCACCGGAGATGGCGCAGCCCACAGCTCTGCTTCAACCGAGAGTGAAATCACTCAAGGATCTTGCAGTACAGTCAGTGAAAGCGGACATAGCGACTCTTCGCAATCAGATGAGTCATATGGAAAACTCGCCACATCCGTACATGCGACCTCAGGTGGAGAAATTGGAACTGGATGTCAAGATGTTGACTACAGGCCAACAAACTCTGCTAAAGGAATTAAGATCGCTCGGAAAACAACCAGCGGAGCCGGGTATAGAGCTGAAATCGGAGATAGCACTTTTGAGTCAAAAGCTGGAGAATCTCTTATCGGAGAATTTCACGCTGCGGGAGTCGGTAGTCCAACTAGAAAGCCGACTGCGTTCGCCAAAAGCAACCCCGTCTCAGAAAAGCAATGGCAAGAAGCAAAAGACATCCTCAAAATCGAAGGCGAAATCGGATGGCCAGAAACCACCCTCGCCGGCGAAAGGAAGTCAATCACAAAGCACTTCGCCATCCGAGAAGCAGCAAAACGGACTGTCGACTATGACCAGGAGACAGTTAATCGCGCTGCTAAGCTCTACTGGGAGCACGAGCTCAAGTGCAAACAATTAATTTACACTTTTGATCGTGATTCCATTCGTGATGCTATTCTTGCGGTGAACATGAGTTCATCGCCTGGTTTTCCTTGGACCAGCTACGATACCAACATGGCTTTGTTACTAGAGCCAGGTAAAGTAGAGGATATCATCCAACTCGTCGAACTTCGCCTTGCTGAATTAGCCATGGGAGTAAATTCCCATTTAGGCATAATCAGGCTTATGATTAAGCGCGAAGGACATAAGATGACCAAAATAGCGGAAGGTAGGTACCGTTTAATCAGTTCCTTAAATCTTGTCGATCAAGTAGTCGGCAGGCTATTATGTGGTCCCTTGGACGCATATGAGAAAGACAATTTTCACGAAGTAGGAGTTAAAGTCGGTATGACCGACGTGAACTCAGATCTACCCAAAGTATTGTATTCTTTGAAGGAAGGAGTCAAATCCCATGAAGACGCAACGACGTACGATTGGACGGCCCCGCTCGAACATTATGAATTTAATAAACGAGTTAGACTTCTAACTATACATCCCAAGTCTGATCCTTTGACAGGCGCAGTAATGACGTCATTTTATGGCGCTCTTATAGAGGGAAGATACTTCTTAGTAGATTCGGAAGGAGTGGTATATGAATTACCATCTCAGACCTGGATAGTTATTTCAGGGAACTTCCCTACTCTCAGTGACAATGGTCGCGCTCAACAGGGTTATTATATAATGCACTGCATTCGCGGAGGCATTCCCTACGAGCGCAGGCGTATAGTCTCTCTGGGCGATGATGCTTGCACATCGCATTTAACTCCAGAACACAGAGACAAATATTACGCTTTTAAAAGAGCATTAGGGCTTACAATTAAACGACATGATGTTGAGTCTGTCGGTGAGCTCGAGTTCTGTTCTCGCGTTCCATACATTTACGAGACAAAAGATGGCGAGCATCTGCACGTCCATCAATTTGTGTCATATGAGAGACAGTTATGGAAATTGATCTTCTTGTCATTACCAAGACATGGACCAACCATAATTCTCGACGCCATGAGAAATCTAGCTACATTACCGCATGTATATGATTATCTCAAGCGGTTGTATGAATCTTATGACGACGTCCCAACACTTCCCGACAAGGAAGAGTTCATCAAGCCGATGGCTGACCCCGCATTCGCAGGGCAGTCCAGCTGACTCTGGGATAAAATATATAAAGCAATGAGTGGGCGAAATCGTAATAATGGTAACCGAGGACGTGCTAGAAGTAAGCGCGCCAAGAGCAAACAACCTAAGCAAGCGCAAAAGCGCGTGTCCTTTCAGACACAACTTGATGTCAATAAGGCAGTCGCTAGGGCACTTGGTGGAAATAATCTACAGACTGGTAGAGTACTCCAATCTCGTATTGCGAACCCTAACACCGGCTTTAAGTTTCAGTCTCATATGGCTGGCTCTTTAGCCTCTCAACTTTTAGATCCTTGTAGATCAGAGATGATTTCATTCCCTGATCAATTCAATGGCAAGGTTGAGTTTGTTAATTGTGTGACTACAGCTGTGGTCGCATCACAATCCACTCATCGCATGATTGTCATCAATCCGACGTCTGACGCCAAAATTGCCGTCAGTGCGGCCACTTGGTCCGCCACCTTCAATGGTGTAGGTTCCACGGATGATACAACGTATGATACCATTATTAATTCTGGTTCTTACAAGTACATCCGACCAATTTCCTATTGTGTTAGAGTAACCAAAGCATCTGCGGCCACTACCGACAACGGTAAACTCCGTGTCGCTTGTGCCCCCATAAGCACTGGTGCTGTTTTCTCATATCCGGCAAATTGGACGGCTGGCAATCTTCTCATGGACACAAATGATTGCGTCCTGGCAGATATAGAGGAAGGTTTTGAAATCGCTTGGTGCCCTAGAGCTCAAGACAATTTCGTGCCATTCGTGCCTGATTCTAATATAGCAACAGGTCTCGATATTAAGGGATCCCCCTTGGCCTATAGGCCCAGCATTTTATTGTTGTGGGATGGTATCACCGGCACAGCCTCAACACTCAACATCGAAGTTACTACTAGATATGAGTGTTTCCTAGCCCCCACATATCAGAGTAGGGGTATTAGGTCTCATCACCAGGATCAAAGCGCTATCGACATGTTCATGTCGGCCGTACCTCAAATGTGTTTCCTTAAACAAGGATCACTTGCCTACAAAGCAGCAGAATACGCAGCAAAAGTAGGTGGGGTTTTAGCGGGCGGTGGTTTTGGAGCCATCGCTAGCAAGGCTG